AGTATACAGCATATAGGTTTGCTGTACATTAATATTATTCCTATTCATCCACTTTCGAAATAGCCGCTTCTATGAGTTTGACCGCGTCTATAAGGTTAAAGACAGGGGTGGTATCTTCAACATCCGCAGCAACCCCATGTTTTGAAATGCGGTCCATCATTTCTTCATAATTTTGATCCGCTAATTCCAGCAGATAGGTGACCTGATCTATCAAAGTATCGTCAGGGTTACTGGCGACGATAACGCCTTCAATTTCTGATATAGCTGGTATTTTAGTCATCACGCTTCCTCCACGTCGAAGAAATCCTCGACTTTATGCCACGCATGTTCCTCGCAATATTCGAGGGCTTCCCGCTCAGACAGCGGGATGATCCCTTCTGATCCTACTCGCCCATTTCCATCAGGCGTTGATTTAGCAAAGCGTGTCGATGCACCGCCCCACCCTGAGATAAAAAATGCGCCTTTCTTGGTGACATACAGTTCGGCGTTGACGTGTTCGAAATCCCCGCTATAGCCTTTAGATATATCGCATATCTCGGTTGCGGTTTCAGTGTTGTAGACTTTCCCGTCTATTGATCGTTTCATTCGTTTGGTTCCTTTCGTTTCTGTTAGTTTTGGCGACCGCTACTGTAAGCTGAATAGCCGTCCATCCGGCGTTGGTGTTTCATGCGGTAGGCAATGCGTGGCCCTACGGACAGTCCAATTGTGGGCATTTTTGTTTCGTAGGTAATGGTCTTGCTCCACTTTTGGAACGCTTTGGACTTACTGCCGCGAAACTTCACATCGTACTTGTCACAATATCGGCGCAGCCAAGCTATGCGTTTCTTCCATGACAGGGTAGTGGATCGGCTCAAGCTACTTTTGCCGAACTCCAGCATAGTCCTAGCTGGCTGATGGTAATGCAGCGATGTTAGCAAGTGGTTATAAGCGGTACACCAATCGTCATCATGGCGTCCATCGATCTCATTAATGAGTGACGCCCGTGTGCGTTTGTTTCTGATGATGTTCAAGCACGTTTCGATTTTTTGATCTAACATTAGTCTTCCCCCTTCTCTTCGATTAGCTTATCCACCAACGCCGCATGCGGATCGACCATACAGAAGCGCAACGAGAGCTTCCCTCGCTCTTTGATTAGCTTATCCAGTAGTGCCGCCATACGCATCATTTCTTTCCTCGCGTCGTCCTTCGATGTCATACGGGCATCTGGGTTTTCGAGAACCATCGAAATAATGGTCGCGGCTGTCTGCCAGTTAGGTTGTAGGCTAAATTGACTGTCAGTCATAAGTCTAGTTCCTTTCGTCTTTGAACGGGTTGGGCATTTCGTCTAACTGTTTGCACTCAGCCTTCCATAGCTCGACCATTTTTGACCGGAAGGTGTGTGCGTTAGCGTCTTCAAGTGCTACTGCAAAGACGTTGACGATATCGTCTACATTCCAGCGATATTTTTTAGCGATACGTTCGCCGTCTTTCTCCATGTCACCCATGTGATAGAAGTCTTCGGAAAAGCCTTTCGTATTCATTCGTTTGGTTCCTTTCGGTTGCTTTGGTGGTCACAATAGAAGGCACCCTGACCAGATGCCTTCCGTTCTGATCACTAAAGCTTGTAGGTGCGTTTCGACGCCTTAAAAATGCGTTGGTTTTTGAGTAGCCAGCGAATAGCCCTTGTAAGGCTCTCAGGCGGTCGCTGAGTAGCTTTGGCGATTTGACCTAGGGTGATATGGCCCAACCTGATAGAACTCACGACAGCGTCTCTATCGGCTTGCTTTTCGGCTTTGCGCTGTTTTCGGTCGAGCTTCAGTTGACGGTTAGCGGCTCGACGCTGTTCACGTTCGGCTTTTGCAATTCGTAAGGTTTCTAATTCCCTCGCCGCTTTCCGCTTGACCAGATTTATCTCACGTCTTGAACGCTCAAAAGCTTGCTTGTTCCTAAGCTCGTGACGTTCCCAGCGTTCGGGTGACCATAGAGACCGGTTTAGGAAATCAGGGATAGGCGGTGGTTGTTGGTATGCTTCAGACATAGCTAGTTCCTTTCGTAACTGGTGTTTACTGTATGTGTTTCCCAAAATGGCCGCGCCCGTTGCCATGGGCCGGTATGGCGATTGACTTAGCGGCCACGTTAGACCCGGCACATAGGCCGCATTTTTCGCACGTCGTACGCTGTCCGGCCTCTTTGCTGGCCGGGCATAGGATCTCATTGGCAGGGTCTATTTGATCGACGCCTGACACCACGCGGAACGTCCGCTCAGCATTGTCCCAAGCCTCTCGTGCTTGTTCGATTGTATCGACGCTTCTCATGGTTAGATCAGCCCGATAGTCGGCTTGCGTGTCCGCTTGGTGACTGTAGCCAGTGTGACCTTCGGCATCCGTTAAGAGTGCTTGCCATACGTAACTAGGGACCGCCGCCGGGTCGCCATAGGTGCCTAGCCGGACCTTGCGACCGGACCCAAGCGCGACAATTGGCAAGATTTGTGTGCGGTGTGGATACCGTCCGGCCACAAGCCCTTTCCATACAATCAATGGGCCTTGACCAAGTATGACGTAACAAGTCCGCTCGATAGCTTGTTTCTTTTCTGGGTCCGTAGTCGGCAAGCCACGGTGTGGACAAGCGCCACATATGCTAAAGTCCTCGCCGGTTTTGCTCGCCTGTCGCGGGTCCATATCCGCCCGCATGATGTACGTTTGCAGCATACCGCCAGTCTTGCCGTTTCGGCTTTTGCCGGTGAGTGCTACCGCCACTATGCGATTGCCGTCTATTTCGCTTGGGCCGTCGTAGATGATGTAGCCAGTAGGTTCGTTAGTCATTGCTTTAGTTTCCTTTTGTTGGTTTCCCTAGACCGGCACTAGTCGCCGGTTTCGCCGCGTGACCATCGCGGCTCTTCAGTAGGGCTTAGATCGTCGGGCGAACGTCCGCCCCTACCGTCCTCGTATCGGCGTCTAGCAGCGCCCAGCGAGTGGTAGTGACTGGCTGTCCCGTTGAGCGGTGTACGAACGTCGAAAATTTGTATGGGTTATAGGTAACCGGCGAATATATTGGGTGGGTGGCGTGCCGGATATGATAGGCTTCGCGGCGCATTGTGGTGCGTGTCAGTGGTTCGACATTTTCGCCAATGGTGCGGACGATCCCGACTATCCCAGCGTGAACATTTTTGCGCTTGTCGCGGATTACACGCTGTCGACCGGCTTCAGATACCTTAAACGTACAATCCGACATCTCGACGACTGAGCTATGGGCGATTACGCGGCCCTTGTTCTCGCCTTCCAGCGCTTTAATAGACCATACTTTGCGGTGCAGGTTGAAATAGACAAAGCACTTTAGTCCTTCGGGGTTTTGCTTTTGCATTGCGTTTGTGTCCTTTTGTTTGGTTTCCCTAGACCGCCTTTCGGCGGTTTCGACCGGTAACCATCCGGCCATCGTCAGTAGGGCTAGGCGGCCTCTTTCACTTCAGTTTGCTGTACATCGTGGCAATAGTTAGCCGCTGCTTGCGCCTTCGCCGCCGCCGTAAAGATTGCTTTTGGCTCGTTCTTAAGCCGTTCGATCCAATTGTTAAGATATTTAGCGTGATCCGGTCGCGGCTCAGGCGAGATACCAAGCGAGCCGCATAACATCGCCGCCCCCAGTTCGGCGACTAGCTCTTCCGCCGCATAATCCTTAGTCCCGGTCCCGGTTTTGAAATTACGGTCTAAGCGGCTCTCGTGTCCTGTCCAATGTGTTAGCTCGTGAAGCAAGGTCGCGCTGTATGCTTCCGGACTATCAAACTGGCATTGCTTCGGCATATTGATGAAATCGCGGCTTGGTACATAGAAGGCACCGCTTGGATCGGCATTAGTGATTGTAGCTCCTGCATTGATGGCGAACGTATCCGCTACCGTGTCCGGCATGTCTACGTGTCCGGCGGTGACCGTTGGCGCTTCGTAGCCGTCTACTTGGTCGGCGTTGAATACGTTGAAGGTTCTAAGCAATTTGATGCTTTTATCTTCGCCGCTTTCCTTGTCCTTAACGACGATGGGCTTATACAGCACGACCATTTCGCCGCGTTCGCCCTTGCGGACCTGAGCGCCCATTGCTTTCCATTGATTGTATGTCGCCCAATGTCCGGACGAGTAACCCGCGACGGCTCGTGCCATCGACAAGATCAGCCAGTTGATACCTTGGTAATTCTTTTTTGTGGACATCGATAGCGGCCCATCGCCCACCGCGACTGTCCAACTTTTGGTCCAGTTTGAGCCGTGTTCCTGCATCGCTTGGATAACCTTGTCGGCGATTGCACGGTGTATTTCGGCGGTGGTTCGTTTTGCTTGTTTAGTCATTGCTTTAGTCCCTTTCGTTATTTGCGGATGCTATCGATTAGAATTAGTGCCGGAATTGTGGCGACTATTATCAGCGTGAAAATGACGCTTATTGCGGCTAGTCCTTCTATCATGTTTTCGGCTCCTTTTGTTGCACTAGGTTTACTGTACATTATACGATCTAAGATTGATACATTTTATTTCAAGGGGCGAATGTAAAAAAAAATAGTGACACCGGTTTGCGGCTTTGTCCGCCTGAGATATCCGGCCAAGCTTCCGCCGTCCGCTTGGCGTCCGATTGCCTAACGCCTGAGCGATATCACTAAGGCGTCAGGCCTATAGCCTGATTGCCCACCACCACAGAACCACAGAATACCTCGTTTTATCTTTTGGCCGGTCAATAGTGTGCCGGTAGTGTGTCAAAATGTCGGTCCCTGACGCCTTGCCGTGCCAGCGAAAAATTCTTGGATGGTCTCGACTTCTTTTCGAGGGGCACCGAGGGGTTGCTGGTTTTGATTTTGGGGGAAACAACCCCATACGAATCTTCGTGAGTTTTTCAATCTAGGTTCACTATACGTCTACCCTAGTAACCTCAGTCCTATACCCATCTTTGCGTATACCACGGCTGTACGACCGCCTATGCCCAGTCTCCATGAACTCCATGAAGTCCTCGATCTCATCGTCCATACGACTATCCCTAACAGCCTGTGCCGCCTGATTGACATCTTGCTCCATAGACCTCTGATAGTAGGCCACAGCCCCTGCCAACGCATCCAAACGGTCATCATGCCTAAGCGCACCACGATCTCTGGTCACATGCGTAAGCTGATACAGCAGACTATACTTATGTTCCTCTGCCCTTGCCTCGTTTCGCGCCAGTGTCTCATCTATGACCAGACGATGTTGGGTCATTACCGGCTCCAGGGTATCTATGATCCGTAGTTCCTTTTGCCCCTTGGCCCATTCGCTTTCCTGCACGGTACACCCACCGGGCCAGACCTTCGCTAGTATCGGATTGAAGGCTGCTATCCACATACCCTGACCATAATTTGGCTCTATCTCCACACAGTTAACGTCGTACTTCTTACAGTCCATCGCTATGCGGGTCATTGCTTCAGTAGGGTCTCCGGTGAACCCGCCGACATGAAGCACGTACATAAGGCCGTTGAGAGCCGCAACGATTGCCCATGCCGTTTCGTCAGCGCCGCGCCCACTGGGGTCTACGAACAATACTTTACTTTCGTAGGCTTCCCATTCGCTGTCTATGAACAACGGGCGCAGGAGATGGTCACCGGAGAAACCTATGTTTGGTATGTCTTTGACGAGGTTTTCTTTGTCATTCTCTCGCCCCCACTGAACGGTAAGAGGTGCCTTCAGTGGACTTAAGCTCATCGTCACTAGGTCGAACTGCTTTAGTGGATAACGCTCTGCATCCGACAAGCTGGTGTCCAGCATGTACTGTAGGGCAAACGCCGAACGTCCCTTGGCCTCGATGCCAACCAGTTCGTCTTCGTTGAAGCGTGTGTCTGTGGACTGACCAGAGTTTATCTCACCGTCTTCGTACTGCTGTCTAAGGTAGTGGGCCAGTATGTTTAGCTCTTCCCCTGTGTTGACGTTGGTCAGTAGATAGTTACCCAGCTTGTCTTCCGAAGGATAACGTACAGGGATCGTGAAGCAGTCGAACTGCATCTCCTTGACCAACACGTTATAGACACTTTCTTCAGTCTGAGGTGTGCCAAGGAAAATAATGTCACCCTTGCCCCACTCAGTCTTTGTGATTGGCACAAAGTCATTCTGTACAATCCTGACGATCCGCTGCCGTGCCTCTTCCGTCAGACTGTTACGTTCGACCTCTACGTCATCAGCAATCAGCAGTGTCGCTCGGCTACCAGTGATCTGGCCTGTGATGCCTCTCGCTGCCACTGAATAACTTTGCGACAGACTGGCGCTACTTACATCGAACTGATCGGCCATGTCTCTACGGGTTGCACCGTTTTCCCTTGGGCCTTCCAGTAACCACTGAACTAACGGCATCGACTCTAAGATACCTTTTGTCTGGGCGACGAACTCTTTGGACTTACTGCCTGTGGCAGAGACGACCATTATCTTCTCGTCTCTTGGGTTTCGCATAAGACGCCATATGGCATAGGCGCTTGTGATGTAGCTCTTACCTAAGCTTCGGAAGCATCTAATGATGTCCTCGCGTGGACTGTTGGGGTCTACGTTTTTATGTTCAGAATCAGTGGAGTCATGTCCATGCTGTAATCGATGGGCAATCTCGTACTGTGCAATTGTTGGGTTTGGTAGCCCAAGGTGTGTCCACGCGAGAAACAGGAAATTACGAAAGTCTTCAAACGCCGGGTGGATATCTTCCGGCATGTCAGTCTCCCAGTGTGGACGACCATCAAGCTGAAGTGGGTCCAGCATTAGGAGAGTTTAACAACCTTTGTGTCAGCGAAAGGCATTTGGCTCTTATAGTTCTTGAGGCTGTCAGAAATGAACCGTGCGGACGCCAAGTCTTCGACAGGCTCTGCCGGTGGGAACTGCTTAAGGTAGTTAACCATTGCACTAACCATAGCTGGCGAAAGCTCTTCTTCGTCAGCAACAATAGCTAACAAACGTGTGCCTAGCGTCTCCTTTAGTTTTTCTGATTGGCTCATTTCTTCTTACCCACTTTCTTACGTGCAGTAGCTGCTTTTTTCTTACCGGCTTTCGTGTATGGGTATTTCTTACCTTTAACATAAGGCATCTATTTCTCCTTAATAAACATGAGTAAAACTCGTCTGTCGCCTGTGTGTGGACGAACGCAATGCTCTTCATCTGACGAGAAGATTAATAAGTCCAAGTAGTGGACTAACGATCTGTGGTCGCTGCGAAAGTAGAACTGACCGCCACCAAAGCTGCTGGGGGGCGTAAGCAACACAGACGCACTGTAGCCACACCATTTCATGTGGTCATTGTTGCCTGTGTCTTTATGCCAGCCGTGGCCGTCAGGTTTTGATTCAACACAACAATACGAAGGATGACTAAAGTCTACGGGTACTAAGCTTTGTATTGTGTGGGAAATATCAGCAATGTCGTATCCCCAGAACTCTCTTGGACCTAGCTTAGACGCTATACGATTTGCTGTGGTGGGACTGATTACATTATTTATCTTTAGGCGCATAGCATGGGCAGTCGTTCTGACGCGGCTTACCACACTTCTCACACTTGGGATCGACTGGATTACCAAAGCGTACAGGATTACTTTTGCTCATCAGCTTTCTCCAATTTGTCTAAACGGTTATTAACTTCAGACATCTCATGCAATTGAATTGCTTCAGACATCACAGCGGGGATGACCATGTGAACACAGCCAGACAATAAATACAGTAATATGGAACAAACTAATATTTTCATTTGTCGTCACTAAGACCTTTCATGTTTTGTCGTTTGTCGTAACTTCTCGCGCCTGAGTAACCTAAATAACCAGCGCCAAATAGCGCCCATAGACTGTCAGGAATTGCGGTTAATAAGTCACGAATGTTTACAGCAGCCATTGCTACATCATCTGGGAACCATATTCCTATGATTCCACCGACAAAGCATAGTATAATTACGGCATACATTACATATAAAAATGAGGGTCTCGCTCTAGATGTCCAACCATCTTTGCTTTTAGCTTCAGCAACAATAGCCGACATTTGTATCTCGTATCTTCTTAGATCGAGGTTAACTAATTTTGACTTGGCGTTAGCTTTTTCTTCTTCTGTTTCAAACAAATTATCAATAAGTTCTCCACCAAGCTTGCCTAGGATTGGTCCTAAAATACCTATCATACTCCAACGCCTTTCTTAAAAACCAAAGGTAAACAACTACCATCCCAAGACACAAACTCACCTCTTTTCTGACGTGCATTCATGTTCATCATTATAAGTTCTGGAGGTGGACATCCGCCATCAACAATAGTTTTTTCATAAGTAAGGGAACCGTCTGGATGCATTAGTATTAAGATAACGAGGAACTTTTGTATAACACCCATTGTTTAATTATCCTTGCTTACAGAGGGATGGCGACCATTATGCATAGCCAAAATTTTGTCTAAATCTTTTCGATTTTGCTCTACTTGTGTAGCCATTCTTTCCAAAGAACGGTGAAGTTTCTCACGGTTTTCTGGTGAAAGTATGGTAGTTAGGACACCGACTTTGTTCTCCGCGACTTGCGTAGAAATGTTGTTTTTCTCTAAGTTGTCGAACAGTTCTGCAATGTTCTTCTGCATTTGTTTGGAATCTTCTTCCAACTCTATGCACTTTTGCCGGGTAACTATGAATGAAGTTATGACACTAATTAACATTCCACCAAGAGTTATAAGGAGCCGTGCGTCTAGCTCCATTGCTTACAGTTTATCTCTTAATGCAGCAATTTGAGCGTCCAACTCTTGCATCCACGTAGGATCAACAGCCATTTCTCGTATGCGGCGTGGAGTTGCTGTAGCTTCTAACGCCTCGATCTGATTGATGATTGCAAGACGAGTTTCGTATTCCGCAATCCATTGTGCTTGGTCTTCGGCACTAGGCATCTCGCCTGGATATTCGACAAGCACATCGTCAACCACGCGAACACCAGCGCGGACACCAAATTTGTGATCAATAGCAGCGTGTAGATTGCTCATGCGCCTATCTCCATTGCCGTGATGCTTGATTTTGTGCGAGACCCATAATCAGCGTCTGTGTCGTTCTGTGTGCGATTGAAATAAATCGTGCCGTTGTATGAAGCACCCAAGGTGCCTTTAATTTGGTAGGTCGTAGCACTAGTTGTTGATGGAGAATCTAAAAGAGAAAATGGAGCTGGGTGCATTTCCAACGCATAGATTGTATAGTTCGTTGGTAAAATTGATACGGTACTTCCTATTCGCGAGCTTGCGTTTGCCGCGCCGACCGTCGATGCTCCACGGAAAATTGCAATGTGAATTGTGCCGCGAACACTGGCGCTGACCACAGTATGTCCAAAGATTAGTATCTTGCTCGATGTAGCTGATGGCGTAATCGTGACTGCTAGGCCGGTCAGATCAAAATAGTCGTTGACGTTTGCCGACGAGAAGCTGCCCGTTGTCTCTAACGAAGTAGACACAACTTGCAGAACCTTACCTGTCGATGGAAGACGCGCTGCCGGGACTGTGCCAGATGCTAAATTGTTGGCATTCAGCGCGGTTAGGTTTGCTCCAGATATCGCCGGGAGATCATCCGTCAATGTGCCGGTCAGGTTTCCGGTTGTCGTTAAGTTCTCATCACCAAAACCCAATGTGCCGGTCGAGGATGTTATCGTGCCGCTGCCGTTTATTGTCACACTCATTTTATTAACTCCAACTCAATGCAACGCCGTGAATCTGTACGTTTTTGTTGTTGTGTGTTGTGATTTTCCACACCATCGATGACCCACTTGTTGAGGTCAGTGTCGTCTCCACACATTCGTAGTATTTAGTTCCGGTCTGGCCGAGGGTAGTTTTGAGAGCAAGCGTCACTTCGGTGTAATTGGCACCACCGTCCCGGCTTACAAATCCTTTTAGATCGGTGTTGATAGTAACCGTATCACTTTCGACAGTTTGCAACCCAAGTACGGTTTTGGATGGTGCAGATGTTGCCGTAAAAGCGTTGGAAATAAGTGTAACGTCCAACATGGTTTGTTCAGTAAAAATTAATTCGGCCACGCCCACAACGCCAGAGGCTGTCGTACGCTCTACATGGATACGATGATAGCGATATGCTGTGCTTAAATCGGTAGCTGACAGCGTTGCGTTTCCACCGGCACCGATTGTCAAATTTCCTGTACCGAGATCGACGGTGCTACTTGAAAAATTATCCGTCGATCCTTGGATGGTGAAGGTTGCTGTGTCCGAGCCGCCGCCACTAATGTTGTGGGTAGACGATGAATAAACTTTAACGCTTTTTATAATTTTAGTGTTGCCCGACCCCCAGTCTTTTCCAATAAAAGTATCGATATATGGTGATGCAGGTGACGCTGACGCTGTCCATGCTTGCGAAAGATTGCCGTCGAACGCACTAGCCAAACCACCATATTCAGTGGCATTTCCGATTGCCGTGCCAGTACCCTGCGCCACCACACTTGTCGAAAAGCCGTTGTAATAGCCGCCGCTTGTTGACGTAAATGTTTGATTAACAGAATCACCGGGTTTAATAAGTGCCTTGATGCTCATTTCGTAGTCTGCTTGAAAGGTGCCAGCATCAACGGCTCCGGTGCCTGTGACGGCTCCAGAAGTTATCCGGTAAAGGCCAAAAGTTTCTGTTCCATTTCGACTTACAACAATCCAAT